AAAGAAATAGTTAACGTAGCATATAGACAGCAACAAGCAAGTGCTGCAATTAAATCATATGCGTCCGCTTATGAAACATTAAATAAAGCAATAACAGATTCTGTTAGTTTAACTCCTCTTGAGCAAAGAGCAGTATTAATATCTAATATTTTAAAAGACTTTAGAGATGCATATAGTAATGCTACAGATAAAGCAGGAAGTAATATTAATACTTTAATAGAAGAGTATACTCAATTATTTGCAGTTTTACAAAAAGTTAATAAAGCTACAAAAATTAAATTTGAAATTGAAAAAGCTACTCAGGATATATCTTATATAGAAAGACAAATTAAACTTCTTACTACGACGGTTAACGATCCAATAGAATTAACTGCGCAATTAAACTCTGAAAAGTTAGACCTAGAATTGAAAAAAATTCAAGAAAAAAGATTAAACTTACAAATCGATAGCCAACTACAAGCTATACTTTCTAGAACAGAGCCTAAATTAGCAGAACTTTTGAAAAAAGATCAAGAGGCATTATCAAATTTACTAGTAGGACAAAGAAATACAGATTTATTTAAGCAAGCATTCAACGAAGTATCTACCGACTTTATAGACAAATACAAAAGTGAAAACGATAGTCTTATTGCTAGGCTTACAGAAATTTACAATAAAGGAAAAGTTCCTGCTAGGCAAGCAGAAGAGAATACAGCTTCAAATTCTACAGAAGGTGCTCAAATACGCGCCCTTAGAGATAGTATAGCAAACGCAATACAACAAGCAGAGCCTTACACCCGTCTAATAGCTAAGTCACAAAAAGAAATAGCAGCAGTGCAGCAAAAATATAATAACGCGGCAGACCGGTTGGAATCAGTAACTTTTGGATCACTGTTTTTGGAGGATTTACGGCTCCCAGGTTATAACATACCAGGCCTTGAGGAGAGACTAATTTCAGGACAAGACTATAATGTAAGAACACAAAGATTAACAGAAGAAGGATTAAAAAATGCTGCAAGGATAGTTAAAGAATTAAGAGATGCTGAGACAGAAAAATATGTAGCTCTTAGAGGACGAGAAATAGCTGACGCTCAAGACTCAATAAATGGAATAATTATTGGAGTCAATACACTTGTAGCAGATCTTAATTATAACTTAAAGAATCTTATTGAACCGCTATCATCCAGTTCTGTTGCGGGAGAAAACTTAGATCCCGAACTTCGTACAAAAGATCAACAAGCTAAGATAGCTAGAGAGCGAGAAGATGCTTTACTAAGACAAGAGGAAAGACAAGCTATTATTTTTGGCTTAATAGAAAATCAATTTAATTTAACTGCTCTTCAAGTAGCTCAAGTAGTTAAATTAAATGAGTATGAAAAACAAAGAAGTGAAAATGTTTTTAATTTGAATACTTTGAATGCTAACTTAGCAACACAGCTTGCAGAGCAAGAGCAGGCTACCAAAGTACTTTTAGATAACGAAAAAGAATTAAGGAGAATAACAAGGGAAACAGGCATTGCAAATATAAGAGAGTTAGAAACGGCAAGGAATAGTGTAAATCTTTCCGAGAAAGAAATAGCACTTATAGATCAAAAGATACAGGCTGCTCAACAAACACTTGCTTTAGATACTGAAAGGCTAGACATTAATGAAAAGTATCTAAAAGCTTTGGGGGATCAAAAAAGAGCAGCTCTTAATTTAAAATTACTTGAGAAAGAATATAATTACATTAAAAATATATATGACATACAAGAAGAACGACTTAATTTAAAAAATCCATATATTCAAGAAGAGTTAAAAAGTTTATTACAAATACAAAAAGTTGAAACTGAAATTAAGAGACTAAATGAAGAAATTAGTCAAACTATAGATCAGCAAGCTATTCCGGGGCTACAAAATCAACTTAACTTGGAAAATGCTCGTCTTGAAGTTTTAAAAGAACAATCGAATGAAATAACTAAAGTTTCTCAAGCAGCAAAAGGAGCATTTGGAGAAGGACTACAACAAGAAATTGCAAACTTTTTAAAAGGTGGACAGCTAGATGTAGAGGATAGCTTTTTAAATATAGTAAAAGCTGTTGGAGAAGCTGCTGCCGATGAAATGTCTAAAAGCATAACAAATTCAGTATTAGATGCTTTTAAAATCGGACCAAAATCAGAAGCAGAAAAAATGCGAGTAGAAAGATTAGCTTTAGAAACTGCTGCTGCTAAAAAATATGCGGAAGAAAAAAGAATAGCTGAGGAAGCTGCTCAAGCGGGAAGAGCAAATTTAGAAAAAGTAGCTGCAACAACTTATGGAGAAGAATTAAAGTCTATTCTAACGCCAGTATTTGAAGCAGGAGCAAAAACTTTAGCAGATAAAATAACAGAAGCATTCCAAGATTCTGTAAGTTTAATTCAAAGCAAAAAAGAAGACTCTTTATCTACTGCAGCTCCAGAAGTGCCAGCAACTACTGCGGCAACTAGCTCTGCTGTTGATGTTAAAGGAATTGCTCCTGCTCCGAGTGAGGCACCTTCTCTACCACAGCCAACTAATAGCGCCGTTACAGAAGTTGCTAAAAACGTGGAGACTTCAATAAGTTCTACAAGCATTACTGAAGTAGAAACTTGTATTACTAGAGCATTATCAACAGGAGCAACGACGGTAGAGCAAGCAATTATTAGAGCATTCGAAAATGTTACTCTTCCCAGTATTAAAGAAGTTGAATCGGTATCTAAACCTACTCCGCCACCTGATGTGGATGCAACTTCTTTATCAGTAAAAGTTACGGGAATAGAAGAATTAGAAGCATGTATAGTAAGAGCATTATCTACAGGAGCAGTAGAGGTAGAACGAGCAATTGGTAGAGCATTTCAAAGTGCTAATCTTTCGATAAAGCCTCCAGCATTACCAACTCCAAATGATAATCCTTTAATTCAAGAAGTACAAGTTACAGCTCAGCGGGCACCTGTACCAGATAAAAGCTCAACAACCAGTGTTGGTATGACTATTGCAAATGGAGCTAAAAAAATAGGTACTGATATAAGAAACTTTGGTAACCAAGTTCAAGAAACTTTTGCAAGTGATGCACCTTTTCTCGATAAGCTAGGCTCCATTTTTAGTGCGGATGCGCCTTGGATAAACTCAATGACTCGCGGCCTGGCGGGTGCACTTGGTGGACTAGCCGTAGGAGCCTTAGGGGGCGGCGGTGGAAATTCATGGAGAAATGCAATTATTGGTGGCGTCGTATCTGGATTAAGTTTTGGATTTAGTAGCTGGTTAGGAGGTCTTGGTAGCGGTACTGCAGTTCAAAGTGGAGTAGCAGCACAAGGAGCGGGAGCCGCAAAAACTGGCGCTGTTTTTGGAAGTAAGAATAATCCAACAAGTTCACTTCAGAGTACAATAGATTCAAGAGTTATGACAAAAGCAGTTCCCATCGTAAAGGGTGCAACTGGCGGAATAATGCCAGGTGGCTTTCGAGCTTTCGCCAATGGTGGAGTCGTAAACAAGCCTACACTTGGTTTAGTAGGAGAAGGTAAGTATAATGAAGCTGTTGTACCGCTGCCTGATGGCAAGTCGATTCCAGTAATTATGCAAACCGGCGGCGGGGACAGAAATAATATTGGAATCAATATAAATGTAAATTCCAATGGACAAATGCAGGGAGATGTACAAGCTACAGGAGAGCGTGGAGTCGCAATGGCACAAGCTATTCAAAATGTTGTTCAATTAGAATTAAAGAGACAAAAGCGTCCTGGCGGACTGCTCAGTCCTTTTTGAGAATAAAATATGCCAATCGGATTTAATGACGGTGTAAGTAATAAAATTCCAGATCGTGCAATGGCAAAGCGAAGCAGTGCTCAAGTACTATTAGCACAATTTGGCGATGGATATGAACAAAGAATTCCTTTGGGGATTAATAATTTAAAACAAGAATATGCAGTAACTTTCAAATATAGACCAAAAGAAGAAATAGATGATATGGTTACCTTTTTACAAAATACAAAAGGAGCCAATAGCTTTAACTTTACTGTTCCAGATACAAATAGTGCAAATGCTGAATTTACAATGAAAGTTGTTTGTTCAGATTTTTCCGTAAGCTACGAGTACGGAAGTTTTTATAGTTTAGATGCTGTTTTTAGACGAGTATACGAACCATGAGTCAATTATTAATTCGAGATTTACAAACACAAAGTCCGGGATCTTCTTTAGTAATACTATATGAACTAGAAATGCCCGATGGATCTACATTTTATTTTCACGATGGCAAAGATTCTTCTTCAGCAGACGTAACTTTTGACGGAAACACATACGAAGGTATTCCAGTGGAATTTGATGGTGTAGATTTAACAAGCGATGGTCCGTCGAGTCGTCCGACGCTCAAGTTAGGGAATGTACTTACTGTTTTTAAAGAGGCATTAGGTTCTGGATTTACTTATGAAGATCTACTAGGTAAAAAGTTTACTCGACGCAGAACATTGGAAAAATATTTAACTTCTAGCCCTGCTGTAGAGTTACCAAAAAATATTTATTATGTAGATCGAATTGGAACTACAAATATAATTAGCGTAGAATTAGAACTAGCTTCTCCTTTTGACATCGAAGGAGTAAAGTTACCTTCTCGTACTATAATGGGCGGCGGATGCAGTTGGCAGTATCAAGGAGCTTCTCCCGATCTTGCTGCAAATGTTCAGCTTGGTGGCTGTACTTGGAATAGGTTTAGCACTATAACAATACCAGGAACTAATATAACTTATACAAATTATGTAAATGTTAAAGACGAGCCTGTTGTAACTGCAAATGCAGTAGTAGGTCTTTGGACGGGGTCTGGCACTGTAAATGCAATATATAGAACTGTTCAATCAGGATTAACTAAAATTGAAAATAACGGTGGATTTACTACTGGAGTTTCTGCAAATAATTATTGGCAAATGGTAACAAGTACAACGTCTACTCCAACAGATCTAAATGTTGCGTGGAGAAGAGTATGGATTCATACTCCTTATAGCGCATCTGGAACATATAATGTTTACACAGATCCTAACTATAATGATTATGTTACATATACATTAACAGGAGAAACTTCTCCTAGATTATTTAAAAAGATATTGGTAACTCAAGCCAGTTCATCGGAAGGCAGTGTTCCAGCTTATAACAAACATTGGGATTTAGGCGATGTCTGTGGAAAAAGACTTTATTCTTGCACTCGAAGATTTCAATTTAAACAAGCTACCTCTAACACAGTTAATGTACCAAGCACCGTCTACGATCAAACAATTATTTTACCATTTGGAGGATTTCCTGGATCACGAACATATTCTTAAACTTTTGATTCATTTTTGTAAACATTTTCAAGAAGAAGCTTGCGGAGTGATTGTAAATAGAAAATTTGTGATTTGTAAAAATGTTGCAAACAATGTAGAAAACGATTTTGAAATAGATGATTTAGATTGGATAAAATGTCAATTGTATGGAAAGCCACAAGCAATAGTGCATTCGCATCCTCGATCAGGACCTAAGCCAAGTGAAATCGATATCTTGCAAGCAAAAAGATTTAAGTTGACTTATATTATAATTTCTTTACGAAATTGGGAAATGGAAATTTATACACCATGAAAAGAATTCATTTACTAGGAAATTTGGGAGAAAAATTTGGTCCTTTGTGGAGAGCAAATTGTTCTACCGTCTCCGAAGCGCTAAGACTGATCGAATGTCAGTGCCCAGATTTTAAAAAGTATTTAATAGATATTGTAGAACAAGGTACAAACTTTGCTGTTCGAACGGGGGAAGAACTACTAGAAACTGGCGAAGAACTTTTCATGAATGTTACAGAAGATGATGTTTATATCACAGAAGTTCCCGTAGGCTCTGGTGGTTGGGGTAAAATTTTAGTTGGAGCTATTTTAGTTATAGCTGCTATTGCGATTACACTTGCACTTGGACCGCCCGGAGCTACTTTAGCACAAGCTTTTGCAAAGTTAGGTACGCTTCAAGCGATTGGGGTAATGACGCTTGGATCTATAGGCCTCAATCTAATCATGGCAGGGGTAAATGAACTACTTATGCCCAAACCTGATAAAGGGAAAGCAGGAGGAGCATTTTTTTCAGGTCCTGTAAATACTATAAAACAAGGCCAACCTGTTCCTGTACTTTATGGCGAACTTATTGTAGGTGGATCGCCAATATCGGTTTCTTATACTAAATCAAAAATAGCTTCAAGGGGTTATGTTTATACGGATGCTACAGCGGGGCCTGCGGCTGCTGGAGCAAATACTACATCAAATCCGTATGCATCAGATCCGCAAAATTATTCAACAAATTATGTTGGTAATATTGATTCACTCATAAATCCTGATTTGATTCGTGAATCTTTAGCTAATTTTAATTCATTATTTTAAAAGTTTTTCGGAGTAACTAATGATAGGCAATATTGGAATTTTACTAGGTTCAGGACTTTCTGAGGATAGTACTTCTATTACAAGTATAGGCAGTACTGGGCCTACAAGCCCACAGTACGCTGTCATTTATGATCTTATTTCAGAAGGTGAGATTCATGGACTAGTAAATGGTCCGGCTAGTGTTTATTTAAATGGAACTACACTTTCTACCAATACGTCTATTCGTCCTATAGTTTCAGGAAATGGTTCTTTTACTTCTGGAAACACTACAATTCGTTCCAATGATGTCAATCTTTCGAATACTTCTGGAAGAATAATACTATTGCAAAGAGGCGCTAATACATCTTCTTCTTTTGCTGGTAACAGTGGTGAGTATAGAGTACAAGCTACAAACTTTTTTACTGCTAACATGGCAATTAATAATACTTTATTATCTGCTACACGACCTAAGTTACGCATTGATGGATTAGGTCCACGAGGAACCGAATACGTTGGAACAATTACTCAATATATAGATGCAAATACTGCTATTGTTGAGCCTGCTATTTCTACTACAGGTACCGGAAAAGCGGGTGGATTAGACCATGCTGCTGTAGTAAATACAGCTACCAGTAATTCTTTAACTGTATATGTAGCTCCTACAGCAAATGGAAGTAAATTTCAAATTGTTCCAGTAGGTATTACACAAGAACAATTAGTTTCTGATGACTCTTGGAACTTTAAAAATACTGCATTAAATTTTAGAGTTGGAACTTTAAATCAAACTCCAATTACTTACGCTGATATTCCTACGGCTAGCTTTATGACTTCCATTGAAGCACCTCTTCAATGGACAAATACTTTTGGAGGTGTTCAATCTCCATTAAGTTATTCTTCGGTATCACTAGGAGTAACAGATGCTTCCGAAATAGACAAAATTAAACTAGGAATTGAATTTCCTGCTGGGTTATATATAAACTCAGGAGAAAGTCAAAAGATTCAACCTATGTTTGTAGGTTTTCAAATTAAATTCCAATATGTACAAGGTGGAGTAACAAAAACTGCTATACTATACGGCCCATCTACTAATACTGGAATTCCAACTGGAAAACAAAAAGGAAGAACTTGGGAAGCTGCTTTATCAAAATATTCTGGGTATTACAGAGCAGAAGTAACTTCTGGGTTTGTGCATGAGTTTGAATTAAATATTGAACAATTTAAACCTTTTACAAACTTTTCTGTTTTTGTTTCAAGATTAAATCCACACAATTCTGATGATTATGATACTCATGATGCAACAAGAATTAGTACTACTGTTATAAAGTATATAGAATCTCAAGTTTTAGATAAGTTTCGTTATCCTCATTCTGCTTATGCAGCTATAACATTTCCTGCTGAAGGGTTTAATTCTATTCCTAGTCGTTCATATCATGTGCGAGGAATAAAAGTACAAGTTCCTTCAAACTACACTACACGAGAAGAATCTGCTACAGGAGTTTCTGTTTATTCGGGAGCATGGGACGGTACTTTTGTAACAAAATATACAAATAACCCAGCTTGGGTATTTTATGATCTTGCCACGAATAAAAGATATGGGCTAGGTAAATATGTTGATCCTTCCCTTGTAGATAAGTATGCTCTTTATAGAATAGCAAGATATTGTGATGAGTTAGTTCCTGATGGTAAAGGTGGCTATGAACCACGATTTACTTGCAACGTTTATATATTTGAAGCAGAAGAAGCTTATAAAGTATTACGTGATCTGGCTACTACATTTCGAGGAATGATGATTTGGGCACAAGGGGCTTTATTGGCTATTCAAGATAGCCCTAAAGAGCCTATTTATACTTTTACACAAGGTAACGTTATTGACGGATTATTTAATTATGAATATTCTGGCAGATTAGCTCGATATAATGAAGTAAATATAACTTGGAATAATCCTGACCAGTTTTATCAGCAAGATGTATTAACGGTTACAGATCAAACTGATATAATTAAGCAAGGACGAGTTGTATCTATGAATTCTGTTGCTTTTGGCTGTACTAGCCAAGGACAAGCGTATAGAGTAGCTCTTTGGAATATGTTAACATCTCAGCTAGAAACTGAGTTTATAAGTTTTGCTACTGGTATGAATGCAAACTTTTTACTGCCCGGCGACGTAGTAAACATACAAGATCAACATTTAAATCTTATTCAAGCTAGTGGACGAATTCGTTCTGCTTCTGGTAATACTGTAACTTTAGATAGAGATATCACACTTGCAGCAAGCACATTTAACAATCGCACTACATTTGAAACTTCTTTGGTTTCTTCTGGAGCAGATAACTTTAATGACTATGCTGGAAATATTGGATCAAAAGCTGCTTCAATTGTTCGTTCTTCTTCTAATAATGCATTACTAGGGTCGTATAGTTATAGAGCAAATAGTACTACGAGTACTTTATATGCTGACTCTATGTTGGAATATACCTCTGCTGGTTAT